TTTGCCTCGATTTTGCGCGTCAATGGGCACTTTATCTCGATCAGGAGCCCATCCTCTGTGACCCCATCTGGCGACGCCCCGAGCCAAGGATACTTGCGATGCTGAACGAGTCCAATCTCATGAGACTTGCGCCCGGTTCGCTCGTCGTACAGGTCCCGTACCAGGGGCTCGAGTGCGGTCCCGTGCGCAGTCGCGGCGTTTCCGGCCCACTTGAGGCTCAGAACCTTCTTCTTCACAAACGCATCTGGAGATTCATAACGACTCTCACCAATCGCACTCGCTACGTCACTTGCCGTGATCATTTGCTCACGTAGCGCTAACCATTCATCAGATCTTTGTTCGGCATATTCAGCCGCAAGGAGCTTCGCCGCCACGTCCCTCACGTTTGGGGGGTCCTCCATTTTTACTCTTAAATCGAGGATCCGTCTTAAGTACAATTTCAGCGGCGTTCTGCTCACCCTGTTTCTTCGTAAGTGCAAAACCCGCCCCGCATTCCATGCCATCAACTATGACCGTAATGAAAAATTGCCCATTCGCCTGACCATCTACGCGATACTCGGGCAAAGGGTACTTGAGGGCTTGACACCACCGCATCAACTGGTCCTTGTAATTGTCATCTACCAGAGAAGTCTCCACCTTGGTGAACGATTCCAGAACAAATTGCTTGGCGTGAACCATACCGAGGTCCAGATATATGGCACCCACTAGAGCCTCGAAGACGTCCTCCATGATGTGCTCGTTGGTGTTCCATCCATTGCGCTCACCCTTTTCATCCATCAGAATCATTTTTTCGAGGCCCAGAATTTTAGAAATTTCACACAGGGTCTTGCCCCTGACCATCTTCGTGCGCGCCTTGGTCAAGAAACCTTCTTGATGTTTTTCGTATTGGTCAAACAGATGTTTTGTGATGATGAATCCAAGAACGGAATCTCCCATGAATTCAAGAGTTTCATACGAACCAGTCAGACCTGAGTAACGCTTCAGGGCTGACTTGTGCGTAAACGCCCTGCGGTACAAAGCTAGATCCTTAATTTTAGTCCCAACTAGAGCGTTCAGGGTTTCACGTGAAAGCTCTGGTGTGGACTCCATTTTGTTTTGTATTACATTACACGCATACTTTTAAGCCCCTTACGCGATCAGACAACCTAAGAAGCCGGCGCCTTCGCAACCTTCGGGCGAACCTTCTTCTCCTTTGGGGCCACATCAGGTGATGCGTCCCCGGCCCCGACCGGCTCAGCCTTGACCTTCTTCTCACGAGGCTTCTTCTCAGTCGTAGGGTCCTTGATATAATGGGGGTTGATGTACTTCTGAATGTTCAGGAAGGTGATCTGGGTGCCCTCTGGTGGCTGCAGCAGGTCCTGCAGGGTGGCGTCCAGTGTGATGTTCTGGCCCGCCTTCAGGCCCTTCTCGGTCACATAGGTGTTGATACGGCCGGTCACCTGCGAGCGAGAGATCTTCTCATCGGCCGCCAGGCTCAGGAAAGCCCGCAGCTTGTCGGTCACGTTCAGGGGCTTGTTGAACCCGTTGTTCTGGGAACGGGCCGCCTGCTTCTCACCCGTGGGATCCTCAAAGTGCTGACGAATCTTGCGGACATCCTTGCGCAAAGCCTTCAGCTCCTTGGCAAGCAGCTCGAGGGTGACTGGGGTCTCTGTGGTGGCGGCCATTTCTACTATACACAGGTGCCCCATCTTTAAGCCAAGGATGCGATGGCCAAAAACACTATGAGCAGCATCAAAAGCGGAATCATCATTCTCTCCCAGACATCCTGGTACCGCGTGTCAGGGGGTGTGTAATCTGATGAGCCCTTCATTTGTGTAGGGGCGTCGCTCGTCACCAGGTCAACCCCAAAACCCTTCGGAAGTGCCGTGCCAGATGACGCCCGAAATTCGTTTTGAAATTGAAGAATAGAAGGAAAGTCCTTGTTGATGGTACAGCGTGGGACGCAGCAGCCCGAGTCGCACGGAGACACCAGGCCGTTCTGACGGTTTATATAGGCGCACACCTGATACCCAGGGTCTACTGGATTAGAGAGACACTGGCAGCCCTTCGTGATCATATCGGAACTACACGTAGTCATCTAGTGTTAAAGAAGAAATTAGTTTTCAGTAGTATAATGGAGTACGCGACGCCCCAGAAGCTTCCAGACGGCCGCTACTTTTTGAAGATCACTGGTGCCCGTCATCAGGTGAACGGTCTGATCCTCCAGGACTCGCTCGCGTCCAAGTCTGTCAACTTCAAGACCGGTAGTTCCAATCTTTTCTCAGTCATTGATGAACAGATCTTGACCCAGGCCAAGTTGTCGAAGCAGGAGTGGTTCGGTAAGGACCTGAGCGACGAGACCATCCAGAACGCGTGGCAGGAGAGCGTGACTGACGGCGTGCTCGGCGCGTCCCTCGCAACGGTCAAGGGTCAGGTGGCGACCCTTGCGTTCGACACTCGCAAGAATCCAGTCGAGCTCCAGGATATCCAGCCCGAGACGTCGTGCGATGTGGTGCTCGAGCTGTCTGGTCTGTGGTTCCTGAAAAAGTCGTTCGGTCCCATCTGGCGGATTCTCCAGGTGCGCGTCCGGGCGGCACCCAAGACCCCCGAGCTCCCCAAGGATTACCTTTTCTCGGACGAGCCGGCCGATGAGGTCGACGATGACCCGGCCGATTATCTGGACTAGACCCTCGTCAGTCTTCAGTCGCTCTGCGACTGAGTCCCAGCCCCAGCCCAAAAAAATTATCGGTAACTATTAATAATATGGATCGCAAGGGACTGGCAATTCTGCTCCTGGTCGCAGTCATTCTTTTCCTGCTGTTCGCCCCCAAGGCCAGCGGCTTTCACCCAGCAAAGAACGGTGGCATCATGGGTGCGGACCTCGGTGGTTCGCCAGCCGCTGCCGTGCCCACCACCGCCTTCGAGGGTGACGTGTCGTCCGCCAGCCTGATCCCCCGTGAGGTTGTTCAGACGGAGGACTTTGGTCAGTTCAGCCCAGACAAGATTCTGAGCGGTCAGAACTACCTGGACCCACGCAGCCAGATTGGTTACCCAGAGACGGTCGGCGGCGTTCTGCGCAACGCCAACCAGCAGTTCCGCTCCGAGCCAATCAACCCCCGCACCCCAGTCAGCATCTTCAACCTCAGCACGATCGCCCCCGACACCATGCGCCCCAAGTTTGAGATTTCACCCGAGTTCCAGTGAAGAAACTCTGTGCGTTAGCTAATCGTAATTAAGTGCTTTGCACATACTAAATGGACTTTAAAGCAGCCATGACCGAGTGGGTCGCCCTCAAGGCCCAGTTGGCCGCAGCTCGCAAAGATCTCAGCGTCCTCAACGGACGCGAGAAGGATCTTCGCCAGTTTGTGACGCGTCATATGAAGGAAAACGAGATTGATACCGTGAAGGTTCACGACAAGGTGAAGGTTAATTTTAAAACAAAAACGACCAAGGGATCTCTCACCAAGGATGTCATAAAGAAGGGTCTGGGCACCTTTTTTGGTGGAAATGAGGCTCAGGTCGAGGGGGCGTTCCAGGCCATTTTGGACGCTGCGCCAACCAAGGAATCTGACGGCGTCATGGTGACGGGGCTGAAGGCCCTTCTCGAGGCTTAGAGGCCAGGGGCGTTTGTAATACAAGTTAAATCATAATGGGCCTTAACGATGAGTATTCACGTGACGCGTATAATTACGACGGCAACGCATACGATTCGGACGGATCGGACGATTTCGATACCGAACTCCATCCAGAAGACTGGCAGGACATGTACTCCCAGGAACTCCTCGATGGTTGGATGAAGATCCGCGAATATGCCGAGTCGCGTTACATGACCGTCCGCGCCACGTACCCGAAGTTCGTCGAGCTCGTTCTCGACTCAAGCCGGTGGTACCAGGAGCACGAGTCGGCCAAGTCCCACTTCGAGATGTGGAACCTCATCAGTAATCTCCCGGTCATTTCAGACAGGGTCCAGGCTGAGAACTTTTTCGGGTGGGCTGAAAAATATATTGGATATTTGTAAAGATGTTCGACGTTACCGCCCCCAAGGTTCTCATCCCCGCAGTCCTGTTCGCCGTGCTGAGCCCAGGCATGCTCCTGTCCCTGCCACCTGGTGCCGGTCTGCTGGTTCAGGCCGTCTTCCACGCCCTGGTCCTGTCCCTGGTTTACTGGGCGATTGCCAAGTTTGTGCTGAAGATCAGCCTGA